GCGCGCTTACTCCCGCTTGGTAGGGAAGGTAACCCATCCACTCTGCATCCAAAAGATCGGATCAGAGAAATTCTAGTTCTGCAATAGAACTAGAAAGACCTACACGTTAAGACTTACTAAGCTTCTGGGCAATCAACCCATGGGCCTAAATAAGTCCACCGTTGGACTAGGCTAATAGAGATCTTAGTCTTTAACCGTTCCTTCCTTGGTACCGAGTTAAGTACCTGAGAAGGCTTAGTTAGGGTAAGTTCTCTAATCGCTTTATGCCTAGTTTGGACCGTCTTGTCCCGTTGGGGACGTAGCTCTAAAGCCCAAAGATTGGCTAATAAATAGCCTCTCCGTTCATCCTGGTAAGTCAAACTTACCTCCACGACGTTAGGAACTCTATACCCCTCAAACCCGAGGGTTTTTGGGTGAGTTCTAGCGACGTTGGGCGTGGCCTCATCAAAGCTTGAGATGAAGCCACCGTCACCATATCCATCAGGAATTCTCAATCGAAATCGAGAAGGAACCTGTAGGGTAAGGCGATCGAACACTTTCTTAAACTTACCATCACAGGCGAGTTGTGAACAACGCCTGCTGGCAAGTCGTCGGATTGCGTTCGCCAGTCTGTAAACAGACGGAATGGAGTGAATCCTATCTTTAAGATAGATGGGTTTAATATCGCTACCGAGATAAAAATGGGCTCCACAACTTTCGCGAAAAGGAGAGTTCACAAAGCTCTTCTTTTCGTTAATGCGAAAGCCATAAAAGCTCATCATCTCTGCAAAGACGTGAAAGGCTGAAGATGGCAAAATAACGTCATCTCCGTAAGCGTTTACACGCTCACGGGACCCGACATATTCAGCGCAGCATTTTGCAACTGCATAGAATATGAGAGTCTCCAATTCAAATGTGTAGCCGTTCCCCATACTGGAGAACTTCTCCCATTTGTATTGTTTGCCTTTCAAAAGTCCAAAAGGTGAACGACATGACTCCATAATACTAAACCAGCGTCGAGGTAGTAACTCCTCAACAACGGAATAGGCTATAGAGTCACTCGCCGAAGAAAGATCCACAGTAGCTAGCTCGTTCGTTATACTACCGATACGGGCTAACTCCTGATTCACATTCTGACGCGAGAGGTCGACACCCCACCTAATGAGACGCCGCCTAACCATATCACCAATTGATTTCTGGAACCATAGATTCATTCCAGGTTCAATAGCAATAACTCGGTTAGTCGACGAATCCTTAGGGACGGTCACCACTTTATTACCGGTTTGATAGGTTGGAAAACCTACCGAAACCAAATGAGAGTACCAGTTGGGATAAGCTCCAGCTAGAATCTCATCGGTAACAAGGGCGTGTAGATCTCGTGTTATTCCAGTCTCTGACTGGAACTTATTGGTAGCACTGGCATCTCTCCGCTTTATCAGCGTTGAGGCACCAGGACCCCAATCAGGTGAAGAGAAAATTTCTTCCGCCTCATAATCTCCTAGGATAAGTTCGATTTTTCGCTTAATTGCACTATGCAATTTAGCGGTCCGACCTTCATAGAAGGAAGGACTCGTTCTAGTCCGAAAAAGATTATTTGTACCTTTGCAAAGAAGTTCGAATTCCATGAACTTCTTAAAAGCAGCATCGTCCAGATCTTCGTCTAAGGAGAAATCCTTATACTTGGATAAGAACTTTGTTGCAGCATAGGCATCTCGACAACTGACCATATCACTATAGTCAGCTGGATTGAACGAGAGTTTAGCTAACTGTGAATGTTCATTATGTTTCCATAATAAATAACACGTTAGCGCTCTTGGACAATCGAGAGCTTCGAAGAAATCCTCGACAACTGCAGGATTGAATCCTGAAGGCACACGGTAGCTGACCAAGTCCTTTACGAACTTGGAACCATACTTCTTAGAAGACATGGTAATCCCTTTCCTAATTTTGTTAGGTTGACTTATGTTACCAAAGCCCTTTAAGGCTAAGGTTAGTAAGGCCTATCAAAATTGATAACGGCAGTCCTAAGAGGAGTAGCCGTCGAATCGGACGGTGAGGCATCCGATGCCGTGATCGTTGTAAACAGAAGAGAGGCAAGTTGGCTAAGCAATGCAGTCCGCTCGGCCGAAGTGCTTCGTTCTGGCAACAGGAAGTCGACGATAGCCTGGCAGTCATAGGCCTTTTGTGAAGCAGGTGTAAACCCACTCACATTAGTACCGCTAACTGCTTCTAGCGTCGGTAGGGACAGTTTAGCTGTCACTTTATACACGCGGCTCCCCTTGGTAGGGGGACGAGTGGACATCGTGAAGCTAGGAAAACCAACGGCGATTCCGCCAGATTGGTCTTCCCACCGTGCAACCCCAGGGACGACATATCCAATGGGGGTGTACGTCTTGTCGACTCCCACCGTAGCGCTCGTTGTAAGAGCGGTTGTGGAAAGGATGCTCGACAGTTTCAAGTCGCCGTAGGCTGACATTGATTATTACCTCAAGAAAGATAATAGTCAGTCTGATGAACTAGAAAGCAGATCTCATCAACGCTATAGCGTTCAAAGCATGCGTAACGGAAAACGGATTTTTA